CCGGAGCATCATCAGACCAGACCAATGTGCGACCCAATCCACCAGCAGTAAACTGACCGCTGGCAACATTGGCAACGATAATCTTGCTATCTGGAATAATGAACGAGCCAGAGTAGCTCTTGTTCTTGTTCGCTGTGTTGTAAGCCGCACGACCGATGTAGACATTATCCACACCAAACGCTTCGGCAATCTGCTTCTCATCGAGCAAGCGACCACCAGTATTGGAAACAACTCCGTAGAATTGATTTTGCAAGAGGGTGGTACGGCGAACTCGCTCGTACACATTTGCACTCATTATGACGGCGTTGGCCGTATAACCTAATTTATTAAGAGCCAATTTGCCAGCCGCAACATCCGCAGGGGCGTTAATTGTGGATAGATACTGCTCTTCGTAGGCAACCGAACGAGTCTGGTCAGCCGTGGTGAAGGGGGTAGTTGTCGCCCAGAGCAAGTCAGCTACTCGCTTTTCGTGGGAGAGCTTAACCTGACGGAGCAAGAACTTCGCTGTTTCTGCCTCGATGGAAAAAAACCTTGACGAATCCGCCCTAAAACTATCGTCTAGGACTTCCTCTAGGCCGCTTTCAAAACAATCGTACTGATCACTCGTGAATTTTCTCGAAACTCTGCTGTATTCAGCACCAGCAGTCCGCTTGGCCGCATCAGCGTTCAAGAGGTCAGCATCGGCTGTCTGCACTTTTAAGTAGACACCACTCTTTGCCGATACCGGCAGGAGGGGCATAATGTTAGCACCAATCAAGCCAATCTCTGCGGGGGCTTCGATGAGGGCTTGGTTAATATCAGCACGAATGGTCGTGCCACCAGAAATAAAGCTCATTTTATTTTATATTCTTTCTTTGTTTGTTGTTACTATTGTTTAGAACAATGGAACTGCGATTTCGATAACCGCCGATGTTGCCGTGGCCGCTTCAAGAGCGATTCCAGCAGTCGAGAGGTTAGCCGCAAGCGTGGTTACTTGACCAGCCGCATCGAAGAACACCGTGTTGCCAACTGCCACCGTACCAGAGACGGTTGCAAAGAAGGTTGGGTGGAGCATCTTGACGGTCACGAAGCCACCAGCGGGAGCATCTTCTTGAGTTACTCCGATGGTTTTGTTAGCACCAGAAACAGCAACATTTACGAAACCCGCCGTGGTGGTGTCGGGGGTAACGAACCGATAAGCCGAAACAGCAGAGGCCGTTCCGAATGTACGGAAAACATTATCAACTTGAGTAGACATTTTCTTTTATCCTTTTGTTAGATTTTAACGATGCCACGGCTTTTGGCCTCGGCATATTCTGCGGGGTTAGATAGCATCACGGCCTGCATAGCCTTGAGCTTTGAAGTTCCGTAATCGCTATGGGCGGCCACGAGTTCTTCAAAAGTTTTGGGTTCAACCTTCGCAGGGGCTTCAACAACTGGGGAAGCAGAGATGGGCTTAATGCCAAACTCTGTGAGAACTGCTTTGAGCTTCTCAGCCATTAGGCTGTCATCCTTCTTCACCTTATCTTCAGGGGAAGGAACATCAGCAACTGGCACACCTTCAGCTTTATCTTCAGCTTGGTCTGCGGCTTCGTCTGCGGGTTTCATAGCGGCTTCAAGAGCCTCTAGGCGAGCTTTAAGTTCGCTCAATTCATCCATATATTTCTTATCCATATTTTTATTCTCCTTGTTGTCAAGTATTGGGTCGTGTTCCACAACTGCTTGTGTATCGGCAGGGATGCTAACGCCTCCCGCATTATATGCCAATTTTGCTTCTGCTTTTACGCAAGAACCAGATTCGTATGCTGGAACTCCCTTTGCTGGTTTGTAACCTTCCCAGCATCGGAACTTTGTTCCAACTGCGAAAACAAGCATCTCAACATCTTTACTTTGAAAGTCCCTAAATTTCTCGTTGCTTGCAGGGCTAGAAACTAGATCGGCCGACTCAATCCTTTGGGGGCGAATGTAGTCCTTGCCTCCAATAGTTTCAGACTCATTCAAGAAGGCAAGGCTCACCCCAAACTGATCGGGTGCTTCATTTGCCATCTCTTTCACTAGGCCATAATGGGGGGAGCTTTTGAGCAAGTGAAGGTCAGCCAGTAGTTTGTCGCCTTCAATCCGAGGATTGCGAGCAAAACCTAAAACTGCCTCTAATCCAGAGCCGTGATTCATCTTAACCTTCACGCCATTGGGTGCTTGAGACATTAGCTCATAGGCTTTTTCAATCGAGGTCTTATCAATGAATAGGTCGTGGCCTCGTGCTTCGCCTTGGCTCAAGATGTAGACATTAGGAATAATTGTAGAATCCTCCTCAAGCCTAGCCTCTTTGCGTTGCTTTTTCTTTGCATCCCGATAAGTTTGGTAAGCAACTGCCGCCCTTTGCTTGGTGTCTGGGAAGTCGCTTGTGGCTGTCTTGTTGCCCATAAAACGACCAACGAAGTCTTTTGTTTTCTCGCCTTTTTCTGGTGTTATTAGGGGCATATTATTAAACTAGCGTTAAGAGGTATTTGAGTTGGTTCACATTGCCGAGAATCTCATCTCGGATATTCAACAAATCCGTGTCACCTTCGTTTAGATAACCCGGTAGCTCATCAGAAAGGAAAGAAATAAACTCATCGTTGTATTCCACAAAGCCTTCGGAGTAGTTATCTAGGCTAAAGTCAAAGGTAGAGGCAGAGATGATTCTGCCATATTTGCCCATAAAGGTTTCTACAAACTCATCAATGTTCTCTGTAAGAGAGCCATAGATTTCGCCAAAACTTTTGTGCTGGCTATAACTCCTTGTCTGCCAATGAAATATCTTATACTGATTCTGATAAGTCAGAAGCGTTGTAAGAATTGTCTCGCCGTTGGCGTTTTCCATAAGGTTATGGTTTCTTGTCAATTTGATCGCAAGTGCAATCTGGTTGGTCGCAAAGTTCTTTAGACTGCTTCTCGTCTTTGGATTCTGCCTTGATTGGCTCAAATCCAAATGTATCAGATATTCTGTTTCCGTAATCTTTGCTTTCCATTTTAATACTCCTCTATATCTACAACTGTTGAAAATGGGCCGTTCTTTCTGTATTGAACTTGCCTTGGTTGCCCAACCATACGGATTCTTGATTTGTATGGCAACACAAATTCTTTTTCTCCAAACGATTTAGATGCATCAAATTGTCTCAAGGATTTGCTTTTTGTTAGCCTCAAATACAAGTTACCACCCTTTGCCCCTGCTGTAAATTTACTTGCAACATCTTGATCTGGGCTAAATGATGTAAGCGTTCTGTTTAGGCTCATACCACCAGATATGCCTTTAATAAAATTATCTGTCTCTGCCTTTGTTTCAAAAGCCAATCCTCTCCACATCTCTTTAGTTTGTTTGTGTGGTGCTTGTTTTTCAAATACTTTTAATAGCGTTTGTGCGGTTTTAGATTCTGGGGTTGTATTTATTTTAACATATTGATCGCCCTTAAAATCATCTTTTACTTGATGCGATGCCACATCATTACTAACTCTTTCATTCCAAGTTTTGAAATCAAGATTCTCACCCTTCATTTTGACTTCACCAACCTTCCACACGGCCTCTGGGTCAGACTTCAACTGGGCACTTCTATATTGCTCCCAATCTCTTACATCTGCCTTTCCATTAAATAATTTTGCACCTTTGCTTGGGATTGGTCGTTTTCCAGCTTTTTGCATATCACTTAATTGATATTTTGGAATTACGATATTCCCATCCTTGTCGTATGTATGCCCATCAGAAGGAGTTTTTGCTTTTGATGATTGTTTGGGTTCTTTTGTTTCTGAGCCCTTGTCTTGTGATGTTGGCCTTTTGTAATCGCTCGGAATCTTTCCACCGGGTCTGGTTGGCGTGTAGCCACCTTTTTCTTTCGGCCTTCCATAACCAACCGCACACTTATTGTCTGGCCCGAAAGTACCACCCTCATCTTGCCCACAATCCCTACCCGCTACAAAATTAGTTACTTTTTTTTTATCGTCTGTAATCGGGCCGCCGACAATCCAAGCATCGCAAGTGCGTTTAGCCGCACACTTAAAATCAAAAATCTCGCAGTACCCAAGATCGCCACCAACTGCTACTTCATTTGCATCCTCACCAATCCCCTTCTTAATGCAACCAAGGAGCTTATTGGTCTGGTTTAAGGCCGCACAATTACCACAACGCATCTTTTTGGCCGTGGCTACATCGCCTTGGAACTCGTCTGCCTTGGCTTTCCAATAGTCCTCATTAGGTTCGTTTGGATTAGCAGGGCCGTAGTTTGCGTCATCAACTGCATTCTGCCTATTGGCTAAATTGGTTTTGATGTCTTGCGTGGCGATTGGGCAAGATGCTGGTTCTTCTAGATTTTCATCTCGGCTATCCATTTGCTTGATAAGTTTTTTGACCCAAGAAAACCCAGCATCACCGCCCCAACCATTCCACGCTTGCCAGCCCTTACCTTGATCGCCCCAGCCAGCACCCTTCTTATCTACTTCGTGACGACTAAAGAAAGAGTGCATTCTTCGAATTGTGTCAGGTGATATGGTTTTACCAGCAATCAAATC